CAAAGCTATGATGCATTCTGCTGCCGGGTTCTTAGATTCATTTGTACAAGACGAGTTAAATTGTCGTTGTCTCACTGAAGAAGACTTTGGCGCACCTCTCGCCAATGAAAACAATGACGTCCCCCTTTACGACCAGTACAACAGGGGTCTGGTACTAAGTGAACAAGGTCTTGAGCGTACCAACCTGGCGTTAGAAGGTGGAGAAAAGCGTCCTGGCCTGACTGGTTATATCCCAAGTGCTGAGGAAGGTCTTGAGATGGGTGCAAGCCCCAAACCCAAAGCGTTAATTCTGGACCTTGGTGAACCAGAGGAAGATGAGTTGGTTTTGTCTGCAAAACGTCGCGGGCTCCGTCGTTAATCCTTTTGACAATCGAGCTGACCAGGCCAAACCAAATTTCTTTTGGCCGCATTCTCTGATTTTGTCAAGATCTGCAAATTGTTTTCTACATGCAAGCCACACATGTATTTGCTTTGAAGCGGATAAATATGATCCACTTCATGGGGAATACCCGTAGACTTTGTAAGCTCTGCGGCTTGCCTGTATATTTGTTTAATTAATTTTAAATTGGCCCAGGGGGCTAGAGCTTGTTTTTTAATAGCACGCCGCTTTGCCTGCGTTGCATTTGTTCTTCCCGCATTTTTTCTTTGCCATTTTACAGCATTTTCACTAGATTTTTTTCTTGCTGATTCTAAATTTTTTTCTCTCCAATTTTTCATATTATTTAGCGCTTTTTCCTTGTTATTTTTGTACCATTTTTTCATTGCTTCCTGGTGCCTTTTTTTATTCTTCTTGTACCAATTTTTTTGATTTATTTTTTGGCATTCCGGACACCCTTTTTTGCCTACCGGGTATTGATGCAGGCCTTTGCGGCAGGTTTTAAAACCGTCTAAGATGCTCATGTGACCAATTAGTCTGGTTGCCGTGGGTAGAGAGCGCCAACTCTGCTACCCTTTTATTTTAACAACTTTTAAAAATGCCGGAAGATTTCTTTGAGCCTGTCAGTGAGTGCCCTGGTGGGGTGTGTCCCGTTCCCTGGGCAACAAAAGAAGAGCCCCCCGTTATTCAACCTGATCAGGTAAATCATCCACCGCATTACACGGATGGGGGCGGCGTCGAATGTATCGAAGCCATTGAGTCAGCCCTAACCACCGAAGAGTATCGCGGATACCTAAAAGGCAACATCCAGAAGTACTGCTGGCGTGAGCGCCATAAAGGCGGGACAGAATCACTGAAGAAGGCACAGTGGTACCTCGATAGGCTTATCCAAATAGACGAAGCTCAAAAGGGTTGAAGCCGATCTTCCTCGTCATCTCCCTCGTCGTCGTACAAACATACGGCGGCGAGTTCTGCTAATTCTAAATCTGTTGGATGATCCCAGTCGATTTCAATTTCTTCTGACGCCATGATGTCTCGAATAGCGAACCACTCCATTAGACGCTGGTGATAAAGGTTTAAGAGTGCGGCATGGAGCTCATCCCAGGTCATTTCTTGGGCCTGAAGCTCTGCTTTACGCATTGAGAACTGAAGTTCTAACGGCAGCTCGAATTCCCGAGGTTCAATTGACCGCTCCATTCCGCTTTGCATTTCCGTACTGAAAGTATTCTAAGCCTAGCTGTTAAATTCTAGATTGACGCTCTCCCTGTCATAGTCGTCCCAAGGATCGTCATCAATTGCAAAGTCGTTAGCAAATTGAGCAAGTGCGTACGGACTCAGGTTTTCTTCAAGAGAACGAATAGCCCTTACCTGGTGCGGAGCAGCAACATAATTACGGAATGCCACAAGCAAGACTTCGGTAGAGGCCCAGGGATTTGCATCTATCTCAGTGAGAAATAGTTGGACCTCTTCACGACGCCTTTGAAGCAACCCTCCAATTACCTGGTGCTCTTCGCCAAATATCCAACGTCCAATCTCTTCTGTTACTGCACAAAAGTCTTCGTGTTCAATATAATCAATTACCGCACTATAAAGGAAAGGCTCCCATCCAATTGAGTGGATAAACGAAAGCAGCGCTTGGCGCATGCTGTTATCAAGACCAAGGTTGAGCTTGGAAAGTTGCGTATCAATGACAGAGAGTTCGTGGAAGAGATACTCCAAAGCCTTTTCTTGGCTACAACACTGCCCACGTTTGACGGGAGAACCATCGGGATAGAACTGGGTTCCAAACCCAATGGTGTATGGCTCTCCACCTGTGCTCGGATCTGGATAGGCCTTTTCATTAAACCCTTCGTATTTACGAATGAGATTAAGAGCGCCAGAAAGATCCGACATGTGAGTAACTATTATTACCCACAATCATACATAAGATTTACTTGCCTTGGCCACGATAACGCTTTTGTCCTGGCTTTAGTTTAGTTCTTTTCGAGCGTCCTTGCCGTGTTTTCTTGGGCTTGGACTCAATGAGAAGAGAGCTGGACTTGGGCTTAGCCATGTTGGCGTGGAATCAACCAACGCAGTTTAGCGAAGAATTACCACTTAGGATCATTCACCATTTAACACGATGCGACCACCACCTTGCTGACATCTTGTCAGGGTTGGAATCCTGGGCGTTATGCCTGGCGTAATACGATTTCTTCCTTGCCTTATCCTTGGCACTCTGCGGATTTTTACCAGCGCCTTCAACACCCTGCTGGCCAAAACGGATGATCTTTTCTTCGCCTTCTTCACATGCTTTTACAACATGAGATTTAGTTTTGTGCCCAGGGGTACGCTTCGGTTTATTACAAGGCATTGAGTCCTTGGCAAGTTTTGCTGCTTTTGCCGCTTTCTTTCGTTTGTCAGACATTAGGAGAAGCCTTTAAATAAAGAGGTAAACTCGCCAAGTATTTTTTGGCCAGCTTGTGATTTTTGCATTGACTCATCAGCTGTGTCGTCTTCAAAGAGATTAAAATACGACGGTGTCTTTGTTGTGTCTTTGCTTGTGGTTGTAGTAGTTGAATCACTTGTTTCGCCAGTCTCAAACAAAGAGCCAAGGGACGTAAGCGCGGCAAACGGATCAGATAGATCAATACCTTTTGTGTCGTATCCAACTCCTGTTCCCGCCTTGGTTAAAGCTACTTGTTCTGAACGATCTACATCAGGGAAAAAATTAGTGTAAAACTCATCTTCTGTGCCCTGAAAACCAGCATTTTTAAATACTTTGTACAACTGTGTTTCATCTGGTGACGAAATAGAAACTTTATCTTCAGCTCTTTCAATATAAGAGGTACCTAACTCTTTTTGACTGGGTGTAAGTTTCTTTTCATTCAAATATTTAATAGACTCCCGAATATCCTTGGCAGCCCCTGTGCGCAGCGCGTCAATAATATAATCCCGTAACTCGGTAACGCTAGAGGTACTATCATCAAGTCCAAATTGTTCCAGGAGTTTTTGCCATTCTTCTTTGTTTTCTTCAGGGCTTACCCCTTCAATCAGCCTATCGGCAAATTCTTCTGGTGTAACAAATTGCAAGAAGGCAGTATCTCCAAGTGCAATATCTCTTTCTTGAATAGCAGGAAGAATAGTGTTGTCAATGTATTCTTCTGCATCTTTAAATGTGATGACATCTCTAGCTGCGTCGTAGTTGTTTTTCATTCCTTTCACTTCATAATGCAACTTGGCAAATTGGGCTTTGTCCTTCACATCTAAGCCATAGCGATATGCTTCCTTTGCCCAGAAGGGATCATTTTTCTTTGCTGCTTCCCAATCAGCAGCAACTTCTTGCGCTTGCTTTGCATACTCTTCAGTTCTATTTTCATTGTCTGTTGGAGAAAAATAAAATTCAGGGTCAAAGTTTAAAGCTGCCTTACCTTGTACTCCATCCAAATAAGCTTTTGCACGTGTATCTGCCAATGTACGCAAAGAATCTAAAGCACTTTGTGTTTGGAAAATATTTTCTTCTTTTTGTGTCACGTCCATATAGCTAATAAACTCATCCATAGAGCGAGATGTATCAAAACGGGGCACCAAATAATCTGTAATAAATTTGCTTGCAAACTCTTTGTCGATTTCGTATTGTGCTTCTGCATCAAGAGGGTCCGCTACAGTCAATCCTTCTTCGTAGCGTTTAGTTAAAACGTTATCAAACCATTCTTGCCAATTGTAAACAGCTGCATTTGATGTGTTTACACCTGTTACACCTGCAAGTTGATTTTCCAGTGACTTTTTTGTATCTGCTGTATTGCCCATGATGGACAACACGCCTCCAACCCCAGAATCGCCGAGTAATGAGTTTGTAAGAGTTGAGTTAATACTGAAAATTTCGTCGTATCCAGGGAGGCCCCTGAACAGGGAAAGTGTACTTTCTTGTTTCTTTGCTTTTTTTAATTCTTCAAGAGATTGCTTTAACGAATCTTGTGTAAGAGCGCCAAACATTTGCTGCTCTTGTTTATCTTTTGCGGTTAAAACTGTTCCTAGCTTTGTTTCTAAAATAGTAGAAGGATTCTCAGCAGTGGCAAGTCCTAAGACTCGGTCACGATATAGCTGGTAATCGGCATCCTTTAATTTTTCAGCATAGTTTTGAGCCTGCTTAGATTCAATGGCAGCATTCCCGCGATCTCCGGAAGCCTTGCCAACATCTGTGTAGTATTTATGTAAAAAAGAATTCTCGTCGTAACGAGCCGTAATATCTACATCGGGAATCAAAATGCCGTTTACATTAACACCAGTTTGTGCTGCTTTCCAATTTGCTAACGCGGTTTTACCGGTATCCGTGTTTTTATAATACTTAACGTCAAAACCTCCAGCTGGCGGCTGAGCGCCAAATTTACTTGGGTCCCATGCCGTAACCTTGGACTTTGCGTAGCCGTTGCTAATTACATCTAGACCGCCGTTGGCTACAAGGTCATTAAATCTGATGTCACCCATCCCTGCTTTTAAACCTTCCATCAAAGGTTTAAAACTTCCTGCGGAAGCGTTGTTTATTGAAGCAACAAGCTGGTTGTAATTTTGAAGTGCACCTGCACCTATCCTGCTTGTATCCGCTAAGTAGACAGTTCCGTTGTTTCTGACCGCTAACTTTGTTCCGCCAAGGATACGCGCTTCATTTTTACCGCCTCGTTTCTCCCAGTGGTCATAACCAAAATCTGACTCAGCTGTTGTATTGGTTTGTGGTGTACCCCTTCCATCTTGATACACCATAATTGTGGTGTAACCACTGGGCACAGTGTTATTTGTGTTGATTACTTTAGGGGTTGCCCTACCTTCATATCGCCCATTACTTTGATAGTGCTGCCAACCCCAGTCCCATTTACGGATTCCCGTTGCAGCGTTTGCGGATCGCCATGCGGCTTTTAAATCACCTGCTGCGTCTACATAGCGTGACCAATGAATATTGCTCCTGTCATTCAGCCATGAATTATAGTTGCCTTTAATGTCGCTATAGTTGTTGGTATAATCCGAATATACAGTCATCAGCACTCACCAAAGATAAACACGGATTCTTCTTTAATCCAGTCTTCAATCTTACCAAGAGTTGCAAAAGAAAAGAAGGATTGCTTCTCAAACCAGGTTCTCATTTCTTCCGATCCTTTATTTGCGTTACACCTGCGGCAGCAAGGTAATAAATTGTGGCGGTTAGAAGAGCCCGATTTAAAACGTGGGACGATATGATCCAGGCTTGTAGCAGTATCTCCGCAGTATCCACATTGATGATTCCAGGCTTGGTAAATACTTTCTCTAAATCGTTTCTTTGCAAGTTTTGGTGTTAATTCAACTAGCAGGGCAAGGGGCTCGTGCTCGTTGCAAAACATGCTCTTCAATTGCCGTTAATTCATTCTAAATTCCCTATGCGTTTTCAC